TCGTGCAGCAGCGTGGCCAGGTCCAGATACGCCTGCTGCCAGAACGCCGTGCTCGCGGGTGAGAAATTCGTTTGCAGTGCCGGCGTGTTCAGCATCACCGGATTCCCGCTCGGATATCGTTGCGCGATGCCCGCCGCCGGCGCCGGATCTCCGTGCTGCAATTCCATACTGAACGCGCCCGTCGCCGCGATCCCGTACCCATCGAGCGCCAGGAAAAAGGCGCGGCACCAGTCGCGCGCCGCCCGGTTCATCCGAGGAACCGCCGTGAGATCCGTGCGCCACTCGCCGTCGTTGCCTCCCGTCAGCTGGCCGCCGCTGGTAGTAAGCGCCGCTCCGCCCATTTGCGCCGCAATCGTCACATCATTTCCGGCAAACCCGATCGTGCGCGAATAGATCGTCAGTACGCTCCCGCTGGCCTGTGCCCACACTGCCGTGTAACCGCTGTTCAGCAGCAGCTCGAAGGCCGTGGCGATACTCTCGGCGGTGTCGCCCGAAAGATTCAAGTGCTGAATATCCACGGGTGCAGTCGACGATCCAAATAGCCCGATGCTCACCGTCGTGATCTGATTGTCCGTCGTAGGTGTCACGAATTGCACCGTGCCCGATGCGTAACTATAGCCCTGCGTCACCAGTTCGTAGTGCCACAGTGCTCCTGCGTAATGGTTCGCTCGGCCCGCGAATCCCAGCGCATGAATCATCCATGCCGTTCTCTCTGGCGCCAGCGCGATCGAATGATCCGTGTCCCAGTCCGTGGCCAGCGTCATCCGCGCGTCGCCCGAATACACTGGCAAGCTGCTCGTCGGCACCGCCAGCTCGAGAAAATCAAAATACAGCGACGCTCCCGCCGCGCCCGCGTGCGTGATTGCCACCGTATGCGGCGCCTGCCCGGAAAGTGTGCCCAGTGGAATTCTCACCAGCACGTCTTCCCCCGCCAGCGATAAATCAAGCGTCACTGCGCCGCCGTCGACGACGACCGTAAGCTGCGCTCCGCTCGCCGCCTTCCGCGTCCCTAAGTAGAGTGTGTGCGATTGGCTGGCCCTGTATGTGCACGCCGCTGAATCGCCCGGCGTCGTCGTATGGTGAATCGTGCCGCCCGAAAAGTTGCCCAGCCCCAGGTCCCACGTGCCTGTATATACAATTTGCGGCGCAGTATCTTCAATCCGCCGGCTTCCTGGCCCCGCAATTTGATAACCCGCATTCGTACCGCTTACTTGCCAGTTCGAAACCACGACCTGGAATTCAGTCCGCTGATAGCTGCCCGTTTGTAAGTCGGCCGCGTAAGTCCATCGCATCTTTCGTACCGAGTTCATCGGGATGAGCACGTTGTTCTCATCGTGAAGCGTCGAAAAGTTAAGAGTGACCTGCCATTGACTCGGCGATGTTCCTCCGCTCATCAGCTGAAACCACTGCTGCCAGCTCTCCGTCTGGGCGCCCTTGACAATGCCGTAAACGCCGACGCGGTTTCCGTTAGTGCCCACCGTACTCGTAGCCGCCGTTTGTCCCGCGCCCACATAAGTCAGCGTGACCTGCGCTCCGCTAGCCACGGCCGTAATCGTTGGTGAGAATGTGTTGATTGCGGTCGCTAGCCCCTGCACTGCGCTCTGCATCGTGTCTAGCCCAAGGACGCTATAGATGTAATGTTCACCTTCCCAGGCCAGCTGGAGCAGGTCGCCCGAAGTAAGTGAGCCCTCGAGTGTGAATGTCGCGGTCGGCGCTTGGTAACTGCCCGCGATCGGCACGGCATGTGGCTTCAGTGGCACCTTGTACATCGTTTCCGTGCCGCCCGAGTCCGCCCAAATTCTGAGTGACGGCCAATCTACGGTTGCAAATAGAGTAGAGTCAATTGGAATACAGTTCTGGCGTGTCTCATGGTAAGTCAGGACTAACCCGCTGAGGTCACCATCGGGAAGATTGCGAAAGGAGGGATGTTCGAAGGTGTTATTACAGTTCCATTCGACGACAACCCAGTCGAATTGCTGTCGCCAGCTGCCGGAAACTGTAAACCCGCTTGCGCTCGCCGAGCTCAGCGCCGCTGCCGCTGACGGTCTCAGGAAGTAACATTGGAGATCCCGGTCCGGCCGCAATTTCTGCAGTGTATCGGCCATTGGAGCGAACTTATAACCGGATGATCACCGTCAGATCCGCGCCCGGATTAGTGGGCCCGACCATCGTAATATCCAGACTGAGCTGCGCGCCCGATATTAGCAATGGAAGAGCTGTGCCCGCCACTGAGTTCGAAACCGTCGTGCCATCGGCGATTGTAAGTGAACAGTACAGGGTTCCGTTTTGGTTGATCTGTAACTCCACCGGTCCGCCCACCGGCGCTTGCCGAATCACTGCGAACACATCGCGCACCGAATGCGCATTTTCTACGATGAGGTCCGGCGTAGCTCCGGTCTCAATCGCCAGAAACGCCTCCACCTGAAACGAAAGCTGTCCTCCCGATAGCGTGCGCAGCCCAAAATCGGCGCCCTGCGTCATCGATATCGCGGTAGTTGGGCTGCTTCCTTTGACGTTGGTGACGAACAACTCCGCGCTGACTACACGGCAGTCCGGCAGCGGTGTAGAAAAACTCCAGTCGCCACTCGCCGGGCTACCGAAGAAGTCGCGCACGAACGGAACAATTTGCGTTTTTTGCTGCAGCGTGTAAACGATCGTCCCGCTGGCGTGCGCTGCCGCGCCGCTCGTCTGCATGCCGCGTGTGAGCTGGTACTCCGTGCCGTTATTTTGCACCGCAGTCACCTGCGCGATTTCCGCTTCGATCTGAATGTACGATCCAGGCTGTGCATCGCCCGGCGTCGTCAGGTTCAGAATATTGTCTGCCGCGCCGATCGCGGCCGCCAGCGCCTGCTGCGTCCCGCTCAGCTCGGGCCAGTAGTACATGCTGAACGTGCCCGCGGTGATCGTGTGCGTGTTTGTCAGGGTTGCGAAGCTCAAGCCGCTGAGTTCCACCGCTCCACTGCCACCGGGCGTCAGCCCCAATCCGAATGACGGCGCCGGCGGAACATCTCCGTCTAGCGCACCAGCCCCGCCAATCACCCACCGCGTCACGGTGCACAGTTCGAGCGGCGATTCGCCATTACTCACGTTCGCCGCTCTCCCGGAAATATGAATCGTCGCGCCCGTCCGGTTCGGAATTTCGAACTTGACCGGACTCGCGTGCGCACTGGCCACCGCGTGCCAGCCCGTTTCCGCCACAACGAAAAAGCTGGTCGTATCCGGCTCGGTGTCCCACGGCAAACTGACTTGCAGCGTGGTCGCGTTGTTCGACAACGCCGTGCGCTCCTGCCCCGCGCCTGTTCCGCGCGTGATGCGGACGATGGTTCCTTGATACGCGCTCGATCCCATTTGGAGTGTATCGTTCCCCACCATCGCCGCCGAATGGAGCGTGGCTGCGTACTCGGGCTGCAGTTCGAGCCGCCAGTAGAAGTTCGCGTGATCGAAATTCGCGTCCGCCGGCGCGGCGACTAAGTTTCCAAGACCTGCATCGGTAAACTGTGCCGCCAGCGTCTGGTGCGTCGCGATTCGGAGAAGCTGCGTCGGACTTTCTCCGCGGTAAACGTTGAATGCCGTCGCTACCGGCGGAAAGCTGAGGCCGGTCAGCGTCACGGTATTTGTGTTCGGCCCTGCCGGAATCGTGGCCCTCAGAATGAACGAAAGGCTGCCCTCCACTCCGCCCGCGTCCACTGCGCTCACCGCGTAATAGAGACTCTGTCCTGCGCCGAGTGTTCCACCGGTGCTCGCAATTTGCGGCGCCAGGCTCAGCAGCGGTACCGCCGGTGCCCCCGCGGGAATCGAGGCTGGTGCCGAGAATGCCACCGTCGCTTCCACCAGCGGGCTGCCATCGGAGGCTTGCGAAGAGGATTCCGTCACTCCAAATTGTACGTTGCCATTCGCATCCACTACCGTTCCGATCAACGGCCGCGGCAGCCGCATCTCGGACCCCGGCTGGCGTCGCGCTCCCGAATTTCCGGTGACCTGCCCATTAGTATCGTCGTACCAGGCGTCGTCATGGATCTGCGCCGTAATCACTGCCGAACGGTAATTGAGTCCTGGCGCGATCTTCAACACGCGGAATGCCTGCCGGGTGAAACCCTCCTTCAGATAAGTCAGTGAAATTAAATCGCCTGCCTGGATTCCCAGGGCCTTGACGCTGGTTTCTAACTCAACGTACGTGTTGCCCCGTATGGACCGGTCTAAGTTGAATTTCAAAATGCGCGCCGCCTGATCGTAGTTCGGTATGCCGAGCGCTGTGATTGGTGCTGTAATTTCTTGTCCAGACCTCTCGACATCATCCACGTCAATCAGCGAGTAACTATCTTGCTGATACTCATTCAGCGCATCTTGAAATTCCACCGCCAGCCGGTTCGGCGTATCCGTGATGCCTCGGGACCACAGCCGCACGCTTGACTCGCCGTTGGTGCGGCGAACAATACCGGAAATGCCTGACGACCCATCGCCGAACTCGTAACTGGGCCAGCCGCCGTTTAATTGAGATGTGCTGTTGCTCCAGTCTGGTTTTGTAGGCTGCTGCAGCGCGAAAGTGTTTTCCACATTAAGTTGCAGAAGCCCGCTGGTGCCGTAAGTCAGATATAATCGGCACGCATTCCGAATTCCGCGAATCAAATCGCCTGCCGTGCGCCGGCTGACCACCGCTAAGTTACAAGCAAACCGCGGTACCGTAATCGGATTACCGTGAAGATCTTGTGTTTGGATCTGCTCGTCCGCATAAGCCGCCGCATTGGCGAAACTGCCGATGTCGATTTCCTGGGTCTCCCAATCGCACCGTTGCAGTATGTCAAGTAGGATCCATGCTGGATTGCTAGTGAACTGAACGCCCGCGAGCGAACCATCGGGGTTATAGACGGGTACCTGGGACCCTTGCAACAATACTTTAATCGCGGGAAGATTCTGTCCGGCATTGATTTGATTGGGAACCACCACCGAAAGCGTCGCCATGCTTCCGTAGGGATCGCCCAGCGGGTTGCCGTTTGCATCGCTGAAATCAGTGTTGAACGCTCCCGTGCGTGCGCCGGTGCTGATCACGTTGAACCAGCCGGTTCCCGTCATGTTTTTGCCTGCGCGCCCCAGCGGGATGTTAATATCGTTCACCAGCACGGCGATCACGCTCGTGATCTCGCCCATCCCCAGCAACACTTCCATCCGTGTCAGGTTGCCATCGTTCCGGGCAAAAACAATACTAGGCGAATACCACACCGTTCCGTAGACCAGCGGAACAAAATCGTTGTAACGCGCTGAGTTGTCGATCAGTGGCGACCAGTGGCGTCCTTGTTCACCAAAACTGCGGACTAAAGTCGCCGATGGAACAAATTCGATCCCTCCAAACCTCTGCGTTACATTCAGCGCGTTGTCCTGCTGAAACATTCCCCGCGCCTGGCAATCCGTTCTTGTAAACCCGCAGGAAATATAAGGCGTCAATCCGTTGAGGTTGCCCACGCCTCCCACGACATCCGGTGAGTAACCACAGCGGTAAAATCTGGAATATTGTCCCTTCGCGCCTCCACTTACTGCCTCTTGGCGTTGCAGGTCGCTAGATGGAAACTCCCATGGGCACCGCCGCTGAACTCGCATCTGTGGCAGCAGCACCCGCTGCATATTCATGCGGTTCATCGCCGTAACGCGAAAGGTCGATTCGGTAATTTCGTCTGGCGGGTTGAAAATGCCCTTGAATAACGTGATTGGCGATGTTGTCGGGATGCCTTGTATTAGGTCAAAAAAGACAAAGCTAACGGTGAGGGCGGCGCCTTTGAATCCGGTGCTCCGCTCTATCTCTGAATAATGAGAATCTGCATTAGCTAGTGAAATGGAGATTTTTGGGATAGCATCTACCCCCAGGTCGGATGAAGTCTGAATCTCATAGAGATTGTGCTGCAAGACGCGTGCCTGATAAGTGATGCTCCCCAGAGTTACTTGATGTGTCGACCAGTTTTCATTGAGCGAGCCTTCGAACTGGCAAGCGAACAACAAAAGCGGTGTGTCCGTAACTGCTTGCTCTTTGACTTGGAACGCCGTAGGCATCGGTCAGCGGGCGATAATCGTCAGACTGCAGGAGTTGTTGTTCGGCCCGGATGTGGTGTACGCGAACGCATCATCCTTTAAATGCGCATTCGCATGTACGCCGCTCGACGAAAGGCTGCGCTTATAAATTGAAGAAACAGGCTGGGGCTCGAGTTGAAAGCCAAAAACATCCACAGACTGCCCTGCCGGTATCACGATTCCGGCACTTAGCGATCCGGCTGTGGTGTTGAGGGCTGTACTAATGTGGATGCGAGCCCAGCCAGATTGCAGCACATATGCAGTATTGATTGATGCCGTCCCCGCTTGGAGAAAAAGGGAAAAACTAACGCTGCTTTGGCTGCTCGCGTACAAGCTGAAACAATAAGAAAACCAACCCGGTCCGTTGATCGTTTGTTGCAGCGTCAAGTCCGATGCGGTTGGATTGGTTATCCGTGTGGCCGTTGTCCCGCCAGACGGATCCGAAATGTTGGCAGTCATCTGCAAAAGACTGCTGGCCTCCCAGACGGATTCGTTTAGCATCTCGCTCCAAGCCAGCAGGTTGCTTAGCGGGTCGAGAAACGTAAACGCGTTGAGCTGGCCTTCACACGTTGCGAAAAACTCCTGCAGTATGGCAATCTCTGTGTCGGCCAGGTTTTGATACGTTACCTCCCACTGCGAGAGTGCTGCCCCCGGGTCCGCCAGGCTAATCAAACGACCGTCGATAAGGGTATTGACAATCGTCCGTTGTACGCAGCGTTTCTTGATGGGATATTGCGCCTGGGCTCCCGACGGAAGTTGAGGAAAAGTTAGCATCTAGACTTTAATCTCGACAATCACCAAGCTGGTACCACCGCGCAATTCCCCTGACAACTCATAATCCAAAGTGTCTTGCTCTACTGTGCAGCTTGGAATGGTAGTCTGCGTCCACGGGTCGATGAAAGAAAACGTCCCGAAGCGCCCTTGCTGTGTGTTAAAAAAGTAATCCAGCTCGTTGAGTTCCGCATCATCCAGCATGTTCAACTGGATGATCCAACGTCGCAGCGGTGCGGAGTAATCACGGTATCGTTGATCGCTGCCGTCAAGAAACCGAGACACAATACTGGAGTACTGCGTAGTTTTGGTGGTTGGATACTGTGTAATCGCCCCAGTCTTGAGAGTTGGAAACGCAGCCGGCATTTATAAATCGCTAATCACATCGTTGAGTGCATGCATGTTCAACATGGCTTCTCGCACCGCCGCTGCAATGTCTTGACTGTGATCCAAAAAGGAACGGCTATCGAGGGCCTGAACTTGCACTGTGATGTTCTGGGCCGGGGGGGCCGCTGCACTACCGATAACCCGCGGCGTACCACCCTGGTTGTAGTCTAAGCCTGCGGTTTGCGCCCCTGGCACATTCGCGGCCTGAAAGGCGATGGCTGGTGGAAGGGCGAATTTGACCAGCGGTGGTGGCGACGTCGCCGTACCTCCTCCAAAAAGATGTAGCAGCCCGGATAGAATTGGGGAAAGCGATAGTGCACCTCCCGTTAGTCCCGACGCCACTTTTCCGAGTGTTGCTAACACACTGCTTGTATCATGTGCCGATGTGTTCTGAGTTACTGCCTGAGTGTTCGCAATAAGCGCCTGTACCTGCAGTTGGCTTGCTGGTGCCAGATTTCCAAGTCCTTGCGACACTTCTGTCAGCGTCTCTGTAAGAGTGCCTGACCCGTGGGGCAACAAGCCGGAGAGATTTCCGGCATGCGACGAGCTAGACACAGGGCCGATCGCGCGCTGTATGATTTGATGCGGTATTTTACTCTGAGCCACCGTGCTCCTCTAGCGCAAGCTGCTCCGCGAGAATTAGAAATGCCTCTGCTTGGCGTGCGCTCAAGTCGGTTCGTAAAGCCAGCCGTTTCCAAACCAGAAATTCTTCGATCCAGCCTAGGCTTTCGGCTGTAATTAGCGACTTCGGGCAGACATCAGTCGCCACTTGCTTCCGAGCCCAGACAATTTGTATGGGAGTTTCACGCGCCGCCGGCAACCAGCCGCATCTTCGTTTGAGCTCCAGCCCGGATCTCCGGCACGAATCGCACTTCCACCCGGCTGCGTTAGAAAGTTGAAAGTGGAAGGCGACAGTCAGTTTTTTCTTTCTTCCTCAGATAAGCCGCATTCGGCCTTGATGAGCGACACCGCTTCACGAAACAGATCTTCGGGGCCCCGGGATGCCAGCAACTCAGGCGTCGCCGCAACGCCATCCACTTCCAGCCCGATCAAATCCTGTAAGCCCCAGCTAACATAAAGCCGATCAATTTCTCCTGCTAGCAGAGCTGCTTCCAACTTTTCTACCGGGGATTCGCCGGCATTGAGAAATTCACTCTTGAGTGACAAGTCGCGAATGCCGCGAATCAGCTCCATTCTTCGGAGAAATGACATTCGTGCAATCACAAGAGCCACTCCGGGCCGTACCTTTGAATCAACGCGAGAGCAACTGTCGTAGGTCATGATTTAACCGAATGCAACCATAATTTCGTCGTCGACGGTTCCTTGCGCTCGCGAGCTCCGAAAATGCCATTGTAGTCGCGCGCCTGTATCATCGTACTCCGGCACCTCGGGTAACAAACTCTGCAAATATACGCCGAATAATTGGTTTGGCTGCTGACCTAGTTGTAACATCGCGGTTATTGGTGACTGTTGCTTAGCGGCCTGATACAATCCTTGTGTCGCGGTGTCGTCCTGCTGGTAGAGCTGAAAATCTATCGATACATCTCGAGTACCTGGCGCAATGGCTTGCGGCACCGTCGAGCCGAACTCTTGACC